AAACCCAGAGCGTTCGCGTTCACCAGGATATGAATTCTGATGGAACGATAGCTCCCGCAGTCCTTGTGGATCATATTAGAGCCCTGAGCCGGGGTGGTGATCACAGCCTCGGCAACCTCCAGTCACTTTGCAGCAAATGTCACCGTAATAAAACACGGCTCTATAATTAACTTTCTCTTGCTATCCCTTTGATGGGGGCTTAGGTTTGAAGCCAGTAGCGAGGTGACGCTGAGAGGAACCCGAGAAAGCGTCGATTCCTTTCTCCCGCTCCCTCGCTACTGGAGTCCAACGTAAGCCTGAAGAATTTCTACTTGCTTTCCCCCTTTGAGTTATTATGAGTAAGAAGAAACAACAACAGCGACTGGTAGTATTTAAAGAGTTGGTGGAGAAATGGAGGCAGGCATTCGCCATCAATTCTTTCGACATCATGGTTGAGCACGGCGATCTCACCGATGGTACGTTAGCCGATGTTACTCGTGATGTGGACGCCAGAAGCTGCCTAGTCAGACTCCACCCACCCAGTAGCCACGATGAGGACCTCAGCGCACTAGCTAAACACGAGATGATCCACGTCCTCATTGGCGACCTCGCTGCTCTTGCCCACTCCAGAGAGGCTCGACACGAAGACATCGCCAGGGCTGAGGAATCTCTCGTTGTAAAGCTCACCAGATTATTGTAGCGTCAGGATATGAGAGCATGTGTCAGGATTAAGGTGAACCTGCTAGGATGTTTGGTGCTAATGGCAGGGGGCACCCGAAAATCTCTAGCATTTGTGCCTTAAAGAGCGCTAGGTAACTCAATATTTAGCGCGCACCCCTTCCAAGCTACCCATCCACTAGGCCCCATACCTTCACGAGTCGTCCCAGTTTGCCGGATGCCCCCTAGCCCCCCTACCGTCTCATAGTATATTACTGTCATGGAAGAGCTCCCCGCCAAATTGCCACGCGTAAGCACCAATGCCCAAAAGATCTATGCGCGGACCTTGCCTCGCCTCCTCACTCTAGGCATTTCGTTTCAGATGGAGGAGACGATTCGACAATATTGCAATGCAGTTGCGCTTTCCGAGGCTGCAGTCAAGCAGCTCGACGTTCACGGCGAGGTGGTGATCACTTCTGAGAAAACAGGCGGCCTATATACTCACCCCGCGGTGAACGTGATATCTGCAGCCAACAAGGAAGTGAGAGCGAGCGGGCAGGCGCTTGGCCTTTTTCCCAAAGCGTCGGATAATTCATCGAAGGCACCAGCGGCAGCTCCTTCCATCGGGGGGCCTGCCTCGTTCCTGAAGCGCTCGTGAGATGTCACACCCGACGACAAAGTATGCGGAAGATGTAGTAAGTGGGAAGATCCTTGCGTGCAAATGGGTGAAACTTGCCGCGGAAAGGCACCTTCGAGATCTTGAGAGGACCGATGTCTTCTTCGATGAAGACGCAGCCGACCATGCCATCGGCTTCATCGAGAGCCTGAAGCACTACAAGGGCAAATGGGCTGGGAAAAACTTCAAACTCCAGGCCTGGCAACACTTCATAGTTGGATCCATTTTTGGGTGGAAGAAGCAGTCTACAGGGCTTCGTAGATTCTCCCATGCATACGTGGCAGTCCCTAGAAAAAATGGAAAGTCTACTTTGGCGGCAGCTATTGGAAATTATATGCTGATTGCCGATGGTGAGGCCAGCGCAGAAATTTATAGCGCCGCTACAAATATTAACCAGGCCAAAATCGTCTGGCAAGACGCGTCTCAAATGATCAAGAGGTCCGGTGATGAGAGCTTTGCGGCCATGTTTAACCACCGAAAGCAACCGCCTAGCATCGAGTTCGACGAGACTAACATTTTCAGGCCCTTAAGTAGGGAGGCCGGGACCTTGGATGGACTCAACCCTAGCTGCGCTATCCTCGATGAGGTCCACGCTCACAAGAGCCCGGACCTTCATAACGTCATCAACTCGGCCTTTGGGGCCCGTTCTCAGCCCCTATTGCTATCCATAACGACTGCCGGAAGCAACACCGAGGGTATATGTCGCGACTTGGAGAACCACGTTCAAATGATCCTTGAGCAGACGGCAGAGGACGATAGTTTCTGGGGGATCGTGTACACCATTGATAAGGACGATGCCATCGACGACCCTGAGAGTTGGGAGAAAGCTAATCCAAACTTCTCGGAGAGCGTCAATGAAGAATCTTTTGCCGACGCTTACAACCGGGCCAAGAGTTCCCCTAGGCTCCTGGCAGACTTCAAGACCAAGCGGTTGAATGTCTGGGTGTCGGTCAGTGAAGGTTGGCTTGACATGCTCAAATGGGAGGAGTGCATAGAGGAAGGAGTGACTAAGGACGACCTCTTAGGTTGTTACTGCTACGCGGGGCTCGATCTCGCTCAAGTCTCGGACCTCTCGGCGTTCGCCATGCTCTTCCCTCCGCAAGGTGACTTCGAAAAGTGGCAACTTCTGGTGCGATTCTTTGCACCGGAAGCGAGCGTGGCAGAGAGGGAGCGCAGCAGTCAGACCCCGTATCAGGGGTGGGTGAATCAAGGTCACGTCGAGGTGACACCTGGAGACGTGACCGACTATCGTTTCATCAACAAGAGGATCCTCGAGGATTTTCAAGACCATGAAATTAGAGTTCTTGGTTTTGATAGAACCTTCTCTCATGCAATGATCCAGGAGCTACAGGATGAGGGTGTCGATGTTGCGGCGTTTGGCCAGGGGTTCGTTTCGATGTCTACGCCGTCCAAGGACTTCGAGCGCATGGTCATCGGGAAGGAACTCAATCACTTCGACAATCCTGTCCTCAAGTGGATGGCCGGGAATGTTGTAATTAAACTGGACCCTGCTGGAAATATTAAGCCTGACAAGAGCCAAGATTCAGCCAAGAAGATAGACGGCATTGTCTCGGCCATCATGGCCCTTGGAGTTGCCTTAGCTGATGCCGAGTTGAACGACGCCCCTGAATGCCCGATTGCCTTCTGGGACTGAGTCTCTCCAGTCTAGCTTTAACGGGGATGCATTTTCCCCAGCAGGGATTACACTAGCGTCTAGCTATCTATGAGCCGGTATTATTTCGACAGCGAAACTTCCCAAATGGTTGACCGTGACCAAGAAGGCTCTCGCTCTATTTCCTCCCATGACGTGTTTGGGCCTGAAGCGGATCTAGACAGCTTTGGGGAGTCCTCAGCGACGTCCGCAATGAAAATGTCTTGTGTTTGGGCATGCGTCAAGGTTATCTCGGAGAGCATCTCGTCGCTACCCTTACACGTTTACAAGAAAGTCGAGGGAGCTATCACCAGGGAGGCTGGTCACTACCTCGACGGATTCCTACGAGATGTCCCAAATGAGGAGATGACGTGGGCGAGCGTTAGAACTGCGATAACGTCGCAACTAGTCCTGCGAGGCAACTCGTATGCTCTGAACGGATGGAGCCGGGGGAGAGTCGACAGGGTAGAGCCTCTGCTCACAGACTACGTCCTGCCAGAGCGCAAATCTAACGGTAGAATGGTCTACGAGTATGGCACCGATTACAGCAACACGACTGCTGTTGCGATGAAGCCAGAGATTGCCCACTTCCTAGGGTTAACCTTCGATGGAGTTATTGGTTGTTCTCCCATCGCAAGCTACGCGTTAGCGTCCGCTAAAGCCCAACAGAAGCACGGGGTGGCCACTTTTGAGGGCGGTGCTAGACTCAGCGGGATCTTGTCGGTGGGTATGCGTGCTTACCGGAACGAGGACATGCGTCAACAGATGAGATCCGAGTGGGAGTCTCAAATGAAGATGGCCAGATCGGGCACCGGAACCGCTATCCTCCTGGAAGGCACCGAATACAACCCCATCTCGATGAGCCTAGCCGATGCTCAATTTATCGAGGCTCAGAAGTTTAGCGTTGAGGAGATTGCCAGGATATTCCGGGTTCCAATGCACAAAGTTGGCGCCCTAGACCGGGCTACTTTTTCAAACATCGAGCAAATGAGTCGTGAGTTCTATACTGACACGCTCCTACCGTGGATCAATTTTATCGAGGCGGTTCTGTGTAACACGTGGCTAACGTCTGCCGAGAGAAAAGCGGGGTATTGCATTAGGCACGATGTCCGCGAGATCCTTAAAGGCGACGCCGAGCAGCGCTCGAAAGCTTCTGAGAAATTTGTCTTAGGTGGGATCATGACCCCTAACGAAGCCCGGCTGGGCGAGGGCCTTGCGCCCACCGAAGGCGGTGATGAGCTCGTGCTGCCGATGAATCATGCGACGGTTTCCGAGAGGGAGGCTTCGAAGAGACAGAAACTAGCAGAGGCAGAGGCAGAGGCAGAGGCAGAGGCAGAGGCAGAGGCAGAGACTGAGCCGGAGAGCGAGCGCAACCTATCACTAACGTTGGAGCCAATCCTAGGCGATGCCTTGAGAGCCTTGGCCGAGCGGGAGAAGAAAGCACTAGCAAGAGCACGGGGCAAGGATGACGAAGGGGAGCGGGTTGAGAAGTTCCTATTGGACCACTTAAGAGCGGCAACAATGAGGCTAGAGCCTATCGCAGCGGCATCGGAAGAACTTGGAAACCCTATAAACGTCTCTGAGTTGGCTGAATCTCTCGTTTCGAGTGCTAGTATTCGGGCCACCGGGCGGCATATTGACTATCCAGACGCTAGGGAGATCCTCAGCAGACTATGAGCAAGACATCACACGATTCAAGAAACTTACTAGGTGCTTTCGACTCATTCTCTGAGGACTCCCTACGCGCCCTTAGCTCAGGGGAGGGTAGCATCCCTGTCAGTGGCTACGCTGCCCGGTTTAATGAGGTTTCCGAGGACTTGGGGGGCTGGCGGGAGATTATCTCGCCTGGCGCTTTCGACGGCATCCTAGAGGATCCTGATACCGACGTTAGGGCGTTGATCAACCATGAAGGCGTGCCTCTCGCTCGATACAAAGGCGACCGGGAAGAGAACACTCTACGATTGTCAGTCGACGAGGAAGGCCTTCGCTACTCTTTTGACCTTAACGTAGCTCAGCCTGAATCTAGAGCACTCGCGTCGGCCATGAGTCGGGGCGACATTGACCAAAGCTCGTTTCGGTTTCAAGCACGCGAAGGCTCGAAGTTCTCACAGGAACCTTCTGGAATCGTTAGGACCGTGTTCCGCGTAACATCTTTGCGGGACATCTCCGTTGTAACTTTTCCGGCCTACCCTTCAACGAGTGCCGAGGTTAAGCGCTCCCTCGAGGAAGCACAAGAAACTTTAAAGGAAGCGTCCTTGCCCGATGACGAGGACTCCCAACGGGCTGGAACAGCAGTTAAGGCAGCAGCTAAGGCGGCGGCAGCTAAGGCGGCGGCAGCTAAGGCAGTCGCAGAAGCCGACGCGTTTAATGCAACCAGAATCGGTCTTGACTAGTGGCCACAGAGACATCGAGGCAGACGTTCTTCGAAGGGTTGACGGCGTAGACGCTTATGGTCAACCTTCTGGCGAGTGGGAAGTTGTGACTTCCGTCTGGCTATCAGAGGAAGCGGTCGGTAGAAACCTTAGGGCATCTGATAGAGATCAACCTTCATTCTCCACGGAATTTGTAGGGCTTACTGTTGACCTGTCAAGTGTCACCACATCAGACATCCTCCGAGTGTCATACGCTGACTACCAGATCGACAACATTTTAAGACTACGCGGCAATTCGGGAAACGTGTCTATGATTTGCTCCGCTACGCAAGAAACAGTAAGTCTCTCCACGCCAGGCGTCCCAGAAGACCAGATTCTAACTTTTGCAGGGGAGCCTCTCACGACTTTCGCAGGAGATCCTTGGATTTTAAACGCCTAACTACATGCCAGATCTATCATCATTTACCCAAGGAGATGCTAACATTGCCTCCTCCGATTTCGTCATTGGTTATGTTTCAGGGGCGGGGTCTGGTTCCGAGCGAAGATGGACGGCACAAGACCTCACAGCAGGCCTTCTGGCTCTCGCGGGGGCAACTCCTGCTGAGTTGGCCTACTTGTCCGGTGCTACGGGTAACATCCAGAACCAAATCAACGCAACTAGCGGGAGCCTCTCAACGCACGAGGCTCGCGTAGACAACCCCCACACTGTAACTGCTACTCAAGTTGGGTTGGGTAGCGTCGACAACACGAGTGATGTAGACAAGCCCGTTTCGACTCTCCAACAAGCAGCTATTGACGCTGTCGGCGAGGGAGCCTTCGTCGCTAACGCAGACACCCAAATAACGCCATCTACGCCGATCGTCCTAGATAAATCCTTAGGGAATGAGGTAGCGCTAACTGTAGACTATACTACTAATAAGGCAATCGCGGGCGGAGCGACTGGGTTGCTAATCAACAACAACCTACTCGCCAATTCAGGAATAATCAGCAATCTGTTGGATTTGCAAGTAGGGGGACTGAGCATTTTTAGCGTAGATTCTAGTGGAGATGTATCCGCAACCGGGGCGTATCAGAAAGACGGAGTGACTGTCCTGGACAATGACTCTGCGCTGTTTAATGTAAGCGTAGGTGGCGGCGCTCTGGGTGGTGCGCTGCTGACAGGGACACTAAATACAGCAACTGGGTATCAGGCCCTCTTGGGCAATACAACTGGCAACTACAACGTCGGCACCGGCAGTCAGGCCCTCGCCAACAATACGTCGGGCTCGGGTAACGTCGCCACTGGCTTCCAGGCACTCTACAACAACGGCACGGGGTCTAACAACATCGCCGCGGGCCGAAACTCTCTCAACAGTAACACATCTGGCACCAGCAACGTAGCACTCGGATTCGCAGCCCTGTCCTCAAGCGTTAGCGGATCTACAAACGTCGCACTGGGACTAACGTCCTTGTACTCCCTCTCATCAGGAAGTGCTAACGTAGCTGTAGGT